ATGCAAACCGTTATTTTTGGTCGTCCGGGTTGCCCTTACTGTGTGCGTGCAAAAGATCTGGCTGAGAAATTGAGCAATGAACGCGATGATTTTCAGTATCAGTATGTTGATATTCGTGCGGAAGGGATCACTAAAGAAGATCTACAACAAAAGGCAGGTAAACCCGTAGAAACCGTGCCGCAGATTTTTGTCGATCAGCAACATATCGGCGGCTATACCGATTTTGCTGCATGGGTGAAAGAGAATCTGGACGCCTGATCGTCTGACAAGCCCTCGCGTTGAGGGCTTTATTGATTTTTTCTGTGCTGTGGTTTAAACAAACTACTGATAAATAAGAAACACAGTGCCCCCAGCGCACACCAGAACACCGCACTTAATAACCATGCCAGCTCTTGCCAGAATGAGCGCGTCGGTGAAAAAAACAGCCGCATAATAAGCATTGAACAGGGTGCCGCCAGCATTGCGCCAAACAGAGGTTTCAGGACTTCTCTACGCTGTGAAAAGAAGCTGGCAACTGCTCCAGGAAGAATGAAAAACAGCAAGCCGATTTCAGGATGCCCGGCAGCCCGAAAAGCGCCTTTCATATGCGTCGCCAGAAAAAGGCACACCACAATGAAGAGGACAAAACAGCAGATTGCCCCCGCCCAACGTTGTTTATGTTTCACTCGTTCCTCCTGACACTGCGTCTATCGAACACATTTTTCGCCAGTGTGGCGTTCAGTAAGATAAAGCCGCTTCGCATTCCATGCTAATATAGGCCAACGCAATTCATATAGCCGTTGATACCTAATGTGATTACACTAGTAAAATATATTGTTACTTTACTATCGTTTAGGTGCGCTGAATGAATCTGCGCCCTGAATTCTGGTAAAAAACATTATCGTAAATTACCATTTCTTTCAACAGCTTACTAGTAAACAAGAAGTTAGCCTCCGTGAATATAAACGTCGCCGAATTGTTAAATGGGAATTACATTCTGTTATTATTTGTGGTCCTCGCGCTTGGGCTATGTCTCGGGAAATTACGACTTGGTTCGATCCAACTGGGTAATTCCATTGGCGTTTTAGTCGTATCGCTGTTATTAGGCCAACAACATTTCAGCATTAACACCGACGCGCTTAATCTTGGCTTTATGCTGTTTATTTTCTGCGTCGGGGTCGAAGCCGGACCGAACTTTTTTTCCATTTTTTTTCGCGATGGGAAAAATTACCTAATGTTAGCACTGGTGATGGTTGGCAGTGCGCTGGTGATCGCCTTAGGGTTAGGTAAGCTGTTTGGCTGGGATATTGGCCTGACGGCCGGTATGTTAGCAGGCTCTATGACGTCGACACCGGTTCTGGTCGGTGCTGGCGATACACTGCGTCATTCCGGCATGGAAAGCAGGCAGCTCTCACTGGCACTGGATAATCTGAGCCTCGGGTATGCCTTAACCTATTTAATCGGTCTGGTGAGTTTGATTGTTGGTGCGCGTTACTTGCCGAAATTGCAGCATCAGGACTTACAGACCAGCGCCCAGCAAATCGCCCGCGAACGTGGCCTGGACACAGATGCCAACCGTAAGGTTTATTTGCCGGTGATCCGCGCCTACCGCGTCGGCCCGGAGCTGGTAGCCTGGACCGACGGCAAAAATCTGCGTGAACTGGGTATTTATCGACAAACCGGCTGCTACATTGAACGTATTCGGCGTAACGGGATTCTGGCAAATCCAGACGGTGATGCCGTACTACAAATGGGCGATGAAATAGCGTTGGTAGGCTATCCTGACGCCCACGCCCGACTCGATCCCAGTTTCCGTAATGGCAAAGAAGTTTTCGATCGTGACCTTCTCGACATGCGTATCGTCACTGAAGAAGTGGTCGTTAAAAACCATAACGCTGTTGGCAAACGCCTGGCACAACTGAAGTTGACCGATCACGGTTGCTTCCTTAACCGCGTCATTCGTAGCCAGATTGAGATGCCGATTGATGACAACGTCGTGCTTAACAAAGGTGACGTTTTACAAGTCAGCGGCGATGCCCGCCGGGTAAAAACCATCGCCGATCGCATCGGCTTTATCTCGATTCACAGCCAGGTCACTGACTTGCTGGCATTCTGCGCCTTCTTTGTTATTGGGCTGATGATCGGGATGATCACCTTCCAGTTCAGCACATTCAGTTTCGGCATGGGGAACGCTGCCGGGTTGTTATTCGCCGGAATTATGCTGGGCTTTATGCGTGCTAACCACCCGACCTTCGGTTACATTCCGCAGGGTGCATTAAGCATGGTGAAGGAGTTCGGCTTGATGGTGTTTATGGCAGGCGTTGGTCTGAGCGCTGGTAGCGGTATTAATAACGGCCTGGGCGCGATTGGCGGTCAGATGTTGATTGCCGGATTGATTGTCAGTCTGGTGCCAGTGGTTATCTGCTTCTTGTTCGGTGCTTATGTATTGCGAATGAACCGCGCACTGTTGTTCGGCGCAATGATGGGCGCACGCACCTGCGCGCCGGCAATGGAGATCATCAGTGATACAGCTCGCAGTAATATCCCGGCGCTGGGCTATGCGGGCACTTACGCAATCGCCAACGTCCTGCTGACGCTGGCAGGGACAATCATCGTCATGGTATGGCCAGGATTAGGATAAAACTGAAGTTGCCCTGAAAATGAAATTTTTTTGCACAACCGCAGAACTTTTCCGCAGGGCATCAGTCTTAATTAGTGCCACTGCTTTTCTTTGATGTCCCCATTTTGTGGAGCCCATCAACCCCGCCATTTTGGTTCAAGGTTGGTGGGTTTTTTGTTGCCTGAAATTTATACCTTTTAAAATCATGATGTTAGAAGCACTGTTTTTTAACGATGGCGACAAAATGGCGGCAGCGTCAAAGAGAGAGCGCCACCTGTCCTGATTTCATTGGATGCGGCTGAACCGGATTTGACTCTTTTGGCGTTGCAATCGAACGAACAAAAGTTTCATGGGTAACAAAAGTATGGCTGCAGTTAATGTTCTGGCACTGGTTGTAACGCTCTTTGGTCAATGAAGATACCTGAAAACTGCTGCGAGTATGGGCGGCACTTCCACACAGTGGGCAAATCATCATTTTTCGAGTTCTCCCCATTTTTGCTAAATTCACAATAATGATACCGCATTATTCCATTTTGAAAACTTAAAAGTTCTCCATTGCGAAGAATCATTCCATTTCGAAATCATCAATCTTCACTTCAAGCTCCAGACTGGTCGTAAAACCGTTATCCGGGCTGACAGTATGCGTCAGAGTCGTAATGGTCCATTCCGCATCATCTATCGGCTGTTTAAAGCCACTGACTTTCACTGGCATTTCCGTGTAGAGATCTGCCCGACCTTCTGCCAGTTGTAGCGAGAATGACGCAACGCCGCGTTGCAGGCGTTCCCACTGCATTTTCGCCGCTCGTTCAGCGTTGCTCCGGTTGGCATAGGTGCGATTAAGTACCAGCACGTTTTCATCCGTACCCACCAGGTAATCGCCCTGCTTCGCTTCTGGCTCTTTCTTCTGCTTCTTAGTTCTGCGCTTACGCTTCACCGTGGTGCTTTCTTTCTTCGCAGGTTCGCGGGTATGCAACCAGCTGGCAATTACGCCCGTGTAGGCTCCGCGATCTGCCAGGGTAAAGCGGTGACTGTCGCCGTCCTTACGCGTGATAGTGATCACCGGCAGTGGTTTACCGCTGGCGCTTTTGCCCTGTCCCTGCCGGATGAATAACAGATTGCCATTTTTCACCGACGCAATAGCACCGTACTGGCGCGCCAACCGCATCAAAAAACTACCGTCACTCTCATTAGTCTGGTCTATATGCTCCACGGGCTTATCCGACAGGTCTTTACCCAGTGCCATCTTCAGCTTGTGACGTACGGCTATTTCCTTCACCACTTCCCCGACAGTGGTCTTGTGCCACGATTTTTCGCGGCGGGTATTCAGTGTTTCACGAAAATCAGCACTTCGCGCCCGGATAGTCAGGCGGTCCGGTGCGCCAGTGTGTTCAATCTCGTCGACCGTGAATGCCCCTTTCGGGAAAAGCGGCTGCCCCTTCCAGCCCAGCGCCAGCGTAATGACCGCACCACGGCGCGGCAGCACGATTTTTCCATCGGCGTCGTCCAGCTCCAGATCAAGCTGGTCCGCTTCAAATCCCCGGTTATCCGTCAGCGTCAGCCCCATCAGGCGGTTATCCAGCACTGTGGTGATATCCCTGCCCTCAATACTGATGCTGAATGCGGGAGTTTTGTTACCTTTGTTAAGCAGTTCAGAACTGAAATTCACGACAGCAGCCCTCCCACCGTTTTACTGATATCGCTTAAGGCAGATGTTGCCGTGTCCTGAAGATTATTCAGTTGCGCACTGAGATCACCGAACATATCGGACAGGGATTCATCCACCCGTTTGAGCGACAGAGTGAACTCAATCCGGCGCGGCATACCGTCGCGGAAAAACTCCGTTTTAGTCTGATTCAGTCCCTCAATCACATACATGCCGTAAATCGTGCCGCTGCCTTCAATCAGGGGCCATGCTTTCCCCTGTTCTGCCATCTGCTCCAGTGCCAGCAACGACAGCCTGCCGCCTGTTATCTCCGGCATAAGAACACCAGAAAGCGTCAGCATGTCGTTGTCCGGTCCCAGAAACTGCGTGGATGGACGACGATTTACCCGGCTGTTAGCCGCATGTCGCCAGCTGCGTTGATACTGCAGTTCCTGATACGGCACGGTGCGCAGCATAAACACGTACAATCCCAGCACCATCATCATACGTCGTATCCCCCCTGATCGCTGTAGTTACTCCTGGCTTTTGCCTTCAGCCTGCGTTCACGTTCATCAAGCTGGCGTGCCACCTCCCGCGCAATATCCTGCGCACTTTGTCCTGGCTGCGTCTGAATGATGATCTGCGTCGGTGCCTCAATCCGTTGAACGAGCGGCACAGTGGCTGCGCGACTCACAATTGCTTCTCCACCTTTCGCGGGAAGTGCCAAAGGGTGCAACGGTGGAAGCTCTGCTGGCGCGGCAGCAACGCCCATCATTCCGGCAACAACGGCAGCCAGTGCAGCTGTATTTCTCCGGCTGGTCACATTTGCCGGGCCGTTAACAATTTCTGGCCCGTTTTCACCGACGATGCCAAACTGCCCGCGCGGGATATAGCCGCCGCTGTCATACATACCCGCAAAGCCATATCCCCATGACGGAAAGCCACCCGATGGCATCATCACTTTACCGTCTGCATTCACCGTCGCAGGTTGCTGACGCGTCACGCTTTCCGGTAGTTTTGCCTTTGCGGCCTCTTTACTGACAATGCCGAGTTTCTCCAGCAACCAGGAAACGCCGGATTTCAGGGAGTCCAGCGGATGCATGACCATATTCAGCCCTTCCGCCAGTGCCTCCCCGAATCGCCGCCCCATTGCCGCTGCACTCTGCAGTTCGGCAGAGGTCGACTTAACGGGCGTCAGCAGATCAGTAAACCAGCCCCACAGCGCCTGTACTTTGTCGCCAATCCACTGAAACACAGGCTTAAGTGGTTCGAATGCAGCACTGACGGGACCTGCCGCCGCTTTGAATCCTTCCACCACGCCACCGAGAAATGCGGTGATGGGTTGCCAGTATTTCCAGACAACCAGCGCCACGCCCGCCAGGGCAGTAACCACAAGACCTATCGGACTGAGCAGAGCACCTAACAGACCAGATATGGCATACAGGGCAACGCGCAGCATCGCCAGCGGACCAGATGCAAGCACACGAAGCACCGCGCCTGCGGCAGCCAGTCCACCGCGCAGTACCGCCAGAGGATTCATAAACATCACAGCAACAGCACGTAAAGCGGATAATCCAGACCGCAATAGTGCAACCGGCGCACCTGCTACAGTTTTCAGGACATTTCCCGTCAGTGATGCCGTACGGCGCAAAGACGACAACGGCGCAGTAAGTAAACCAGCTGCGTTACCCGATGAAGCAAGCCCGCGTCGCAGCACTGCCAGTGGAGCGCCAGCCAGCCAGGACAACGCGCTGCTGGTTCGTGTTACTGCTGCCGTAACGGAAGGTAACGTTTTGATGCCCAGCACAGAGAATCCCAGACGGATGACTGCCAGCGGCCCCAGCACTGCAGCCAGCGCCACAGCCAAGGTGCCGAGGCCTACGGTAACCGCAGCCACAATAGCGGCTACTTTCATCAGTGTGCCCGTCAGTTCCGGGTTAGCTTCCCCCCAGCGACGCAACGCTCCCGTAACGCTTTTCACCGTGTACAGAATATCCATCAGCGGCTGGCGCAGCGTTTCGCCCAGGCTGCTGAAGGTATTCTGCGCTCCGGTTTTAACCAGCAACCACTGAGCAGAAAGTGAGTCCTTGTTGATGTCGGATTCTTTCTGCATGGAACCGAGCGCATCATTGCCCGCTGTCAGTTTTAGCTGGCGCTGTAGTTCCGGCAGGTTGTTTGCCAGTTTCGCCGCGTCATCGCCAAACTCTTTACCAAACAACATGGTCATGGCAGACAGACGCTTGTCCTGCGGCAGTGCGTTCACCTTCTCCAGCACACGCTGGATAGTTCCCATCGCATCCTTCGTCATCTGCTTTTCAATCACTTCAGGATTGAGTTTCAGCAGATTCATCCCTTCAAAGAAACTCTTGCTTTGCATGGTGGCAATGGACAATTCACGCACCATCGCGTTTGCTGCACTGGCTGCAACCTCTGGCGCAGCGCCCAGTGTCAGAAAGCTGGAACCCAGCGCCGCCGCTTTACGATAATCCAGACGATCAGCCACACCGCCCAGGCGTTGCATGACATCAATGATGTCTGCCCCTTTCGACATGGCGTTATCATCCAGATAGTTCAGCGCATCACCGAGCTGTTCAATATTGCGGGTAGGGATTTTGTAGAGCTGGGCGATTTTCCCCAGACTTTCTGACAGTTCATCCGCTGGCAGCTCAAAGGCTGTTGCCGCCTTTGCTGCCGTGCTGGCGAAGGCCAGCAGGTCACGTTTCTGGTCTTCCCAGCTGTCGTCAGGATTTGCGACGTTCATGCGCGCACCACCTTCAACCAGTGCGGCAAAGTCCACAGCACCGTTTTCCATCGGCAACTGTTCGCTGGCAGCCTTGATGGCATCCTGCATTTCGTAAAAACGCGCGGTGCGGTTGCCATTATCGTCACGCAGACCATTGACCTGCTTTGCCACACCTTTCATGGCATCTTCCATGCTGGTATAGCTTTTTACTGCCGCCATCACTGGTGCGCCCATTGCCAGCCCTGCAGCCGTGGTGGTGGCTCCGGCACCTGCAATACGATCACGCACCTCCAGCGAACGGGCATAACTGGCACGCGCCGCATTCATCCTGCGCTGAGCTTCCCCCAGTCGCTTCAGCCGCGCCTCCTGTTTCGAAAGTTCCTGGTTATAACGTGATGTTTCACGGGCTAAACGGGCAGTTGCTCCCGCATCATCTTTCGCAGAAATTCCCGCCCGGTACAGTTCTGCACGCACAAGCGCCGTTTGCTTCTGCAAATATTTTTGTTGTTCTTCCAGGCGTTGGACTGCCAGCGTTTGCCGACCTAAAGCCACAAGATGCCTTTGTGATGGTTGTTCCATCGCTTCCAGCTCAGAACTAAGCAAATTTGCCTTCTGTCTGGCATAGTTCAGCCTGTCGCCTAACTTTTTGTTATCGGCCTGCAGCTTGCGAAATTTTTCCAGGCTGTTACCCGCCTGATTGAGTTGCTTTAATGCGTCACGGGAGTTTCTGATTGCGCCAGCCAGCTCTTTCGAACTGGCCTGTGCAGCACGGAATGGGCGGGTGAGTTTGTCAACCGCATTAAGAATGACCTGCAGGCGCAGGTTATTATCACTCATCGTTGGCCCCGCTTCTCTGAATCGCTTTATACCGCCATTCCAGCACTTCGGTCAGCGGCATAACGTCAGTAACGGATGGCGGCCAGTGAAAGATGGTGGCGATATCAGCCACCAGATCGTCAACCGTCAGGCTGTCGGTAAACCGGCAAGCACCGACTTCTTCAACAAAAAAGTGACAACCTCAACCGACATGGCAGTGAGATCTGCCGGGTCCATCTCTGCAATTTCCTGTGCAGTCAGTGCCGGACTGGAGATGCGGGGGATCACGGTCATCATCGCGTTCACATCCATATCCATAATGGCCTGCAGGCGTGTACCGCGCAGCGCACCGGACTGCGGTTTACGCAACACAATTTCGGTGATTTCTGTTTTACCGCGCTTGATGGGGGTATCCAGTTGAATGGTCTTTTCAGTCTGCTTATCACTCATTTTGCTGTCCTGTAAATTGGGTTCTGGCGCGGTATCCCGCGCCGTTCAGATAGTTCAGAGGCCGAGGGCGTTGCGGTGCGCTTCCATCAGGTCCATACCGTCCACAATTTCCACCATGTTGATAAGGTCCACTTCATAGAGCACCTCACCATTGATGGTCAGCTTCGCGTAGCTGTTGGTACTGGTCACTTTGGTGGTGTTGCTTTCACCCGTCTTCCACTCGCCGGAATCCACTTCTTTGTGACGTCCACGCACCACAAGCTCCACGGCCTGCACTTCTCCGGTATCGTCACGCTGGATAGAGCCGGTAAAGCGCAACTGGATGCCATCCACCGTGGCTTTGCCCATCTGCTTAAACAGCAGCAGTTCAGTACCACCAATGGAAAATTCTGTGTCCAGCGCACTGTCATCAAGCCCCAGATCCACATCAATTGCACCAGGCATTCCGCCGCCGCGATACTTCTCATATTTGCGGGTGAATTTCGGCAGCGTCAGCGACTCTACGATCCCCTGCCAGTTGTTCCCGTCGTTAAACAGGTTCAGATGTTTTAATTTGCGTGGTAAAGCCATGTTGTCCCCTTACGCGCTGACCTGGCTGGCGAAATTCACCAGGTACTGATCGGTGATGCGCTGGCGCAGCATCAGATTTTCAAGTGGCGGCACTGGCGTGTAGTCATAGTCGATGGTGAGTTTTCCGGCTTTCAGCGTGTCTTTGTCGTTCACCGACTCATCCAGCCAGCAATCACCACCAATGAGATAGCCCTGACTGACCAGGCTGCGCATTTTGGCGCGGATACCTTCGATAATGTCGCGGGCCAGCGACGGGTTAAGCGGTTTATCCACCGCCCACATGTGTGCTTCTGCCATCGTGTCCATCAGCACCTGCGCCGTGCGGGTGTAGTTTTCGAAGGCAAAGAGCGGGTCATCACTCAGGCAGCGGGAACCCCAGAAGCGGAAACCGTCCTTGCGCACAAGCGTGGTGACGTCGTTCTGGTTCAGCAGACCTGCATCGGTTGCCGGGTCCTGCAGATCCCAGAACACATCTGCAGAAATTCCGGTGACACCGTTCACGCCCACGTTGGACAGGCTTTTGTGCCACCCGGTCTGCTCATCAATTTTGGCACGCAGACCAAGCGCACGGGCGGTGGCATATGCCGTTGCTTCGGCATTCAGCACCGTGTCCCAGCCAGTAAAGTCGGGCCAGATCAGCATTCCTTCGCGCTGGCTGAAGTTTTCACGGTAAGTGATCGCCTCCTGTACCGTCTTGCAGCCATACGCTGACAGGTAAGCAAACCCACGCAGGCTTTGCGCCACGCTCAGCAACTCAGTAGCTACCGCCTTCGTGTCGTGACCTGGCACGCCGAGAATGCGCGGTTTAACGCCGAGCTGTGACTGGGCAGATAACAGGGCTTTCATGCCTGTTTTTTTACCCTCGGCGGTCACTGCGCCGATGATATTGGTCGTGGTTTCTTCTTCCGTTTCACCCTGCGGCACACGCACAACAACGGTCACGGGTTTTGCCTGGTCAGCGATGGCGTCCAGCGAACGGGCCAGCGTACCGGACTCACCCGCTTTACCGCTGGCAGTCAGCACATCAGTGATCAGCACGGGTTTATTAAGAGGAAACATTTTTGCATCGGCATCATCGCCCGTGCAGACCATACCCACGATGGCGGTGCTCACCGTGGTAATAGATCGGGTGCCTTCGTTGACTTCAACAACGCGCACCCCGTGGTGGTAATCCTGAGCCATAAGGCAGTCTCTCCGGTTGTAGAGGGGGTCTGCCTATGTTCTGGTTGATACACGCAGGGTGCACGCGATGGGTTTTGTATAGAAAATGGCACAACGACGGGGTGAAAAAATCCCCGCAGGCGCGGGGCAGGAATTTAAATTTCTGGTGGTTTGGGCCAGTTAATATCAGGAGCTGTGCTGATATCTATTGCTGCTACCACGTCGATATAGTCAAGAACGGAATCGAGCTTTACTGTTTCTTCCGCAGTTAATTTTCTTCCAGCCTGCAATTTTAGTTGAATCAGAACAATGGAAGACATGGCATCATCAATCAGTGACTGGCGTTGCAGTTCAGCCCCTTCCACTGCTGCGTTATGTTGCGCTTTGGTATCCGTCACCCATTTCTCACCATCCCACTTATCGTATGGTGTTAACGGAGCAATAGTGGTTGTCTTTTCAGGGTAATCTCCCGGCACTGTGATTTCTTTTGAGTCCCCCGTTTCGGTGTTATAGACGATTTCACCGCGATGGTCTGGCACATATTCCCATGAATTTAAATCTACAGAACGGCAAATTGTATAACCAGCCTTATATGTACCAGGAGCGTCTAAACAAGAATATGCTGGAATACCGACACCCACTGCAAGATATTCAGTTGATGCAGAAATATATTCCCGAGTTTCACCATCGTAGTTATAGACGGTAATATTCCCCGCCTTCGTGGCAATAAACTCGCTATTTAATACTGCGTTATCCATTATGCAGCCCTCACGATAAAGTTAAATGCAATATTTCGTGGACGGGTCTCACTCCCGCCAGTATTACCGATACTCCCTCGTGAATGAAGTGTCGGTGATGGGATCAGACTCCCTCCTGTATTTGTGGCATCAAGTCCCCGTCCTTGTGTGTATGTTTTTTTGAAAATCGTAGCCAGTTCCCATTCATCTTTTGTGTCGTAACCATCATTGGCAACAACAATATGGCGGTGTTTTTCCAGCATCCCGGCCTGAAGGCTCAATAAAGCACGTCCAGCATCAATACCACGCCCGTCATCCCAGCCACGAATAAACTCACCACGTAAATCTGGCAATTTATTTGTCGGGTAAGCCTTTGCCAGTTCCGGGTATTCTTCAGCAGAAAAAGCTGCTCCGTTGCATTTCAGCCAGCCTGTTGGCGGAGTGGCTGAAGGCCACGGAACAGGGACACCAACAGGTAATGCAGAGCCTTCTCCCAAACCAAGGTATGCGAGAAGACCAGCTACATCCTTTCCACTCAAATTAGTCAGCGTATTGTCCAGCGGTTGTTTACCTGCCAGTGCATTAAGCATTGTCGTGGCAAAGTTCGGGTCATTCCCCAGCGCCGCCGCCAGTTCGTTCAGTGTATCCAGTGCCGCAGGTGCAGAGCCCACCATTGCTGCAATCGCCGATTTCACAAAAGCCGTGGTGGCAATCTGTGTATTGTTGACCGACTGTGCCGCAGTAGGTGCTGTTGGCGTTCCGGTAAGTGCCGGACTCGACAGCGGCGCTTTCAGTGCCAGCGCATTGTTAATGGTGGTGCTGAATTTCGGGTCATTGTTAATGGCTGCGGCTATTTCTTTCAGTGTGTCCAGCGTGGCTGGCGCACCATTAATAAGAGCCGTCAGTGCCGCCTGTACAAACGCGGTGGTCGCAACCTGCGTGGTATTATTCCCTGCCGCTGGCGTTGGCGCTTTGGGGGTTCCGGTAAATGTCGGGCTGGCTTTTGGCGCGTACTGTGAATGCGGGTCTGGTGCGGCAAGGTGTTTTGCCATCAGATCATCCACATACACCTTCAGCTCCAGTGCCTTGTCATCCACATACTTGCGGGTTGCCAGCACGACGGCAGGATCGATTTTCAGGGTGATATTGTCCGTGCTGCTGGTTATCAGCACTATACGCACGGTCTGGGTGCGCCCGCTGCCTTCAGCCAGTTGCGGCTTATAGCTTTCCGGGCAGTTGCCCACGGCAATCAATGCCCCTGACTCATCAAACAGGCCCACTTCACGTATCCACCAACCGCCCTCGTTTTCAGGGATCACCTGTTCAGCAATAATCTGGCTGCTGTTCTGCGGGTCGATATAGAGCATATTCAGCGCAGCCCGGCGTTTCTCATTTACCAGTGCAGTCTGCTTTGCGTCCGGCGTCGGCAATGCTCCGCCGCCATCCCCCACCGCCATATGGGTAATTTTAAGCGGCACACCAAGTGCAGTGGCGCTGGCAAGCTTCGCCGCACCAATCTCCGTCAGCAGGGTATAAAATTTTGTGCTCATGGATTCACTCTCACTGTGTCAATAACGTGGACTGCCCCGCCCTCATGCGCGGTGCCGCCGGAAATAATCGTTTCGTTGATATACGGATAGATCGTGATTTCTTCGCCAAGATAGCTGGCAGCCCCTACCCAATGCGGACCGCTGGTCTGCAGATTGATGGACATGCCAGTCATGTGACGGCTGCATGGTTTGGCATCGCTTATCAGCCGCTCAAGTTCCAGATAGGTATCTTCAGTGATGCCCTGGTCCTGCACGCCAATATCCAGGCGAAACGTGCCGGGTGTTTCTCCGGTCTGCCACCACTCAATAATGCGGATCAGGAAGCCGAACGGCTCCACCACCCGCCGCACGGCACTGGTGGTTCCTTTATGCTGATGTATATAAAAAGCATCCTTCACCACCTGGCGTTTGACGCTTTCCGTCCAGCCCTCGTCCCATCGATCCACAGAGAACGCCCAGGCGAGATAAGGCAGGAAACTGACCGGACAGGTAGCCGGATCCCACAGGTCACGCAGCGGCACCTGCAAATCAGAAATCCCGCTGCAGGTTTGTGCCAGTCGGCGCTCCAGTGGTGTTGAACCCGGTGGCAGCAGACTATTCATCCGTTCCCCCGTTGATCACGCTCCACTCCGTACATGATGCCGCCTGAGTTTTGTTCAGGACCACATCCGCCAGCGGGGAAGCCAGTTCCACACGCTGAACACCCTCAACATGCAGCGCGGCAAAAATGGCGCTACGGCGAATATCCCGACCAAGCCGCGTCTGACTGGCAATGTACCTCTGCAGGCTGGCTTTTGCCGCTGCCATTACCGGCTCTGCTTCCGGCCCCGGATAGAGAAAAATGGTAGCTTCCACGCGGTACGGGATGATTTCTGCACTGCGAACCGTCAGACGGTCAGCCACCGGGCGGACGTTCTCACTGTTCAGGGCTTTCTCCACCACATCCAGCAGGTCTTTTTCTGCTGTTCCATCGCCTTCGCGGCTAAGGACAGTCAGCACCACCTCTGCAGGTGCCGGGCTGGTTGCACTGGCATCCGCCACCCGACCGTCGGCGCTTCGGGCATGAAATTCATAAGCTGCAGTTGGCCCCGCAACTGAAAGCCCCTCAAAGGCTGCAGGCACACGCAGGCGTAACGCTTCATCACTTTCCATCACTGCCGCAACGGGCGGCACAGCGTCATTATCAGCAGGCGTCACCGTCAGGCGTTTCACGTTGTAATTGGCAGCGAGCTGGTCCAGATCGCTCCCTATGGCATAAGCCACCATCACCGCCTGCGCGGCTTCGTTAATGCGCTGGCGCAGAAGCAACTCACGATAAGCGTTCTCCTGCAACAATTTGGTGACGGGTTCAGATTCCAGTTCCAGCGTGCGGAACACTGCTTCCTGCTCATCTTTCGGATGAAGCGCCACAAATTCTGCCTTGCGTTCGGCAAGCAGCGTCTCAAAGTCCGGCACATCCACAATCTGCGGTGCAGGCAACTGCGAGAGGTCAATCACTGCCATTCTCTGCTCCTGTTGATACGGAAAGGGACACAGGTACACCGTTATTCCGCCGCCCGGTCAGCTCCACCACCATAGAACCGTCAAAGTTGCTGTTGATGGTGATGGAATCCAGCGTCAGCCGTGGCTCCCAGCGACTCAGCGCCACATACACTGCCGACATGACCTGCAGGCGTAATGCCGGATTTTGTGGCTGGTCTATCAGTGCCGACAGCAGGGAACCATATTCACGACGGGCAATGCGGCTACCCTGTGGCGTCAGCAGAATGTCCCGCACCGACTGGCGCAGATGGTCAATATCAGTAATGGCTTTACCGCTGATATTGTTCATCCCGCTATAAAGCGTCATACCGGGCCTCCGGTTGTATCGCCGCCTTTCAGGACGCCAGTATGCTGATGCGCATCAACCACGATCCCGTTAGAACTCATTGCACCGCCGCCCTGGGTAACGCCACCATTGATTACCATTTCGCTGTTAATACGCGTGCGGTCGGCCTCCAGCACAAACTCACTGGTTTTCAGGGTGATGTTGTCGGCAGCTTCAATGACCATGGATTTGATTCCCCTGACATACCAGCGCCCGGTAGCGGGTTCGTATTCAAACCAGCCACCGTCCGGGTACTCAACCACGTTGCCGTCCTCAGAGTCTGAAGGTGGCGGAAACTGATTTGAGTAGACTGCAGGCAGGGCAAACGCGGTTTCCAGATTGCCACCCAGGCTGAACAGCACAACCTGCTCGCCCACAGACGGTTTCCACCAGGTGCGCGATTTGCCCGCGCGCAGTGTCAGCCAGTTAATCCAGTTGGTTTCAAGGTCGCCTGTTTTCACCCGGCAAAGCCAATTCTCCCGGTCCACTTCGGTGACTACACCAGTGCGGATCAGGTTGGTGATAAGGCGCATGATTTCGGTTAATTGTGCGTTCATAATTTAATCATGCTGATTTAAGATTGATAAAAAAACTCTTTAGTTTTGTGCCAGTTATGATACAAAGTGCATTTACTCATGGACTAAATAAAGGATTCCTATGTTTAGATTATCTAGTGTCAAGATTGAAGGTTTTTGGGGAAGACTAAATGCATCATGTTCATTTAATGAAGATGTAAATATTATTATTGGTCGAAATGGGACCGGTAAAACAACCTTTATGAATATTCTTCACTCAGTTCTGGCATTAGAACTTGAATCGTTAAATGAGAATAGTTTTGATAATGTAACAATAAAAATAAAAGAAGGAAGCAAAACTAAAACAATAAAAGTTGTGAGTAAATTTGACATAACTAAGGCTTTGCCTACGTTTGAATATACAATTTCTAGAAAGAAATATATTATCAGATCCTTTGAAGATCGTAGGCTGCCTATATATATGAGGAGAAAATATCAGGAAGACGTTGAAAAACTTAAGTTAGAGCTAGATAAATTAGTTGCTTTATCTTCTCTATCAGTTTACCGACTTAGAAGCGGTGAAGATTTTGAAATCAGAGACAAATATGGCTCAAAATTAATCAACCCCGTTGATTACCGATTAGAACAATTATTGCAGAATCTAACAAAATATCAGCTTTACTTATCACAAAGAGCTCGTGATGTTTCTGCAAAATTACAGAAAGAGGTTCTTGCTTCTATTCTTTATAGTAAAGAAGATGGTATCGATGACACATTTAACTTTTCTTTTGATAAAGAAAAAGAACGTAGAAATTTAATAGCTGCATATTCTCAACTTGGAGCTTTTGATAGCGATGTCAGAAAGAAGATTAACTTTCACGTTGAATCTATTGCCAATACATTTGAAGAACTACGACTTGCAGAAAAAAACAACAGAAATATTTTAAATGTAGATTACAGATCATTTGAGGCATTACGAAAGACGCAAAGAATTATAAAGATGTCTTTAAAATCCGAGGAGGAAATAAAAAACATATTTCTTCCTATAAATCTATTTTTAGAAACATTACATGAGTTCATAACCGATAAAAAATTTAATTTTATCTCCGGTGAGCTAGTAATAGAAAACGAGCATGGGCCGATTAGCCATAGTAATTTATCGTCTGGAGAAAAACAGCTATTAATTCTTTTTATTGAAACTTTGCTACAGCAAAAAAAACCTTTCATCTATCTTACTGATGAACCAGAATTATCACTACATATTGCATGGCAACGAAAAATAATACCTGCAATCAAACAACTTAACCCTAACGCACAAATTATCGCCGCTACGCATTCACCAGAAGTGGCCTCTAAATATCGAAATGCAATCTTTGATATGGAGAAATTGGTTCATGGATGATTTCCATTATTCTGCCGAAGCAGAAAATGTAATGAATTTATTTTACCAAGCTGAAGCCATGGTTTATGTTGAAGGCCCAGATGATATTTGCTTTTGGGAAATCATCTTTAATAAAGCTAGTTCATTAAAGGTTGAAATCAAAGATGTTGGCGGCTGTGAAGAATTAAAAAAATATATTGATAGAGTTACTGATGAAGATCTTCAAATTATTATTGCATGTGATGCAGACTTCACTACATTTGAAAATGAAGAAAACGCTGATAGTCGTATTGTAAAAACTTATGGGCACTCCATCGAAAACACATTTATTGACAAAACAGGCATATATAAGGCAATAAAAACTCTCGGGAAATTACCGCAAAAGATAATGAACGATGTCAACATCGATTCTTGGACAGAAGACTTTTATACCAAAATGGAACCCCTAATAAAACTTGATATATACAATCATATTTATAGAAAAGGCATTTCAGTTATTGGTGACAGTGCAGATCGTTTCATGAAATCTAGAAAATCAAATGAAATTTGCGAGCAAAAAATCACGGATTACAAAAACACCATTATTGAAAAATTAGGTGTGGAACCAGATAACATCGATTCATCTTTCAAATCAAAATCGATAGAATACAGAAAGTGGCTTAGAGGTCATTTTCTTTTTTCTGCAGTACATAGGTACATTAGCACAACTGCAGAAAAAAATGGAAAAAAAGTATCCTTATCATATGAATCACTATATTCCAATTTAATGAATACATTTGAATCTAATTTTACCAATACTCATATTGAGTTTAATCATTACCACGAAAAAATCAAAGCCATAAATATGCCACACGAAATGAAATAAGAAAAAATACAGATGTATTTTTATATTATTTAGATAACCATTCAAATAGGGTATCCTTGATTTGATAATATTCTTTATCGTGGATACCCAATAGCTTACGCTCTGCGTAACGGACCTCCGGCCCTTTACGACTGACGCGATCACGCAGGCCGTAATGGTGAACGCGGGCAATACGCTGCACCTTACCTTCAAACTGCACGCTGGCAGAATCGGCGCTGGCGGCAGTTTTCAGGTATTTTGTGGTGCGCAGCTTTGCAAACATCTGACGTTTGATACGGCCTTTTTTACTGCGTGCTGTTACCCGTCGCGGTTCATAGCTGCTGCCGTCAGGGTTGCGCTGCATCCTGATATTCTGCTGCTGTGTCCGGCGCAGTTCCTGCGCCAGCTGGCGCATCATGCGGCTTCTTGCGGCTGGCTCCAGATTCGCCAGCAAGGCACTCAGCCAGTCGTCCACCTTCTGCAGTTCAGCCACGTTTCACCGTCCACATTTCTTCAGGTTCATCGGGTTCCGCTACAGCTTCAACGCTGGACACAGTGCCGTCAGTGCTGACCAGCACACGTTCCGTCAGTTGCAGGTTAAGGCTGATATCACAGACATCGTTGCGCAGAATATCCACCTCAAAGGTGAATAGTTTTTCCCGTAACGCCGGGTTATTGATGGCATCGGGCTGGTTATCACGCAGCCACAGCAAAACCGGGGCCATCAGCAGATTCTGGTCGCCACTGAAATCCTCAATCACCACATTCAGGGTGTAACGGTACTCCCATGACATGGAGCTGGCCCCCGTAGCAACCAGCGAACCGTTATCCACAAACAGATGCAGTTTGTCCGGGTTATTGCGGACATAAGGCACCGCTTTATTGAGGGCGTGGCGCAGGGATTGTGGTTTGTTCACTGTTTCGCTCCTGACACGCAATAATCATGTCCACTTTGTCTGCACAGACCGCCCAGGCGGCCTCCGTTTCATCCAGCAACGCGTTCAGATCACCGTTAGTGCGCGGCGTTTCCTGATCCAGCCGACACGGCGTCACTCGCGGACAACCACTGACGGTAAGCTGCACCTCCGGTGAATGCCGGACGTTTCCGCAGCCGGATAATGTCAGCAGGCAAAGGAGTATCAGCCCAGCGGCGTAAATCCTCGTTCTCACGTTTCAGTTCCTCAATCCGGCGTTGTCGTTGTCTCAGCAGTGCACTGGTCTGTTCTGCTTCGGCGTAGAGCCGCGCCTGCTCCCGATTGTTGGTTTCAGCCAGAATGGACAGACTGATCAGCTGGCTATTTTTCTTCGTTAGTTCGTGCGCTTTACTTTTCAGCGCCGCGCGCTGCGTTTCGATGGTGTGGCTGGCGCTGTTAAGCCGCCACGACTGCCAGCCCAGCGCAACGAGTGCCAGCGCCGCCACTACCGCCAGCGCACGTGTCATAGTCCAGCTCCTTTAAGGCACCAGGCCATCTCCCGCGCACGGCGGTTATCCAGCCCCTGATTAAAAACACCTTTCACATAAACCCAGCGCGGCAACTGTCGGCACGCATCCGCCCAGCGCCGCTGATTGAGTAACTTCACCATTGTGGAACTGCAGGCATTGCCCGTCCCCACGTTGAAGGCAAACGACACCACCGCGTCATACACCTTTTGTGGCGGCTGTTGCTTCACACATCTTTCCAGCGCCCGCTCCACACGTAGCACGTTTGAGATCAGCCCTTCTGCTGCCTGTCGTTCCGTGATTGTTTTGCCGGGAATGACGCCCGATGTATTACCAATGCCGTCGGTCCAGACACCCGCGCTGCACTGATACGGCTGCAGACGACAGCCTTCGTAATCGGCAATCAGTTTCAGCCCCTCCACGGAGGTGTGAAGCTGCTGAAAACCCGGCAGCGTGGCAGCAATAGCCATCACGGTCCCGACAAGGCAGCGTTTAACGATTGATGGATTCATAGTCCTCCCGCGAGATCTGCCCGTCGCGCAGAAGCTGGTAGGCTTTGTGTTTGTAGTACCAGTTGATAGCCAGCATCAGTACACCAATCATCAGGCCACCCAGCGTTGAGGCATCCTTGATGGACAAATCGCCCAGCCAGGCCAGCACAACGGCGATGCAGTACGTGATAAAGGCGCTGATTCGCTCAAGCGTCATAATTCAGTCCCATAGCTGGACGGTCTGCACGGTGGTGGTTGTCGGAATGTCCGGCAGCTCCACCTGCAGCCCGTGAGGTAAAAAGGGGCCGTATTCGGCAAGCCCCGGATTTGCCTTCAGTACCTGCTCCGTGACACCCTGCGTGCGCCCGTAATGACGCCAGCAAAGCGCGTCCACCGTGTCATACTGATGCGCACGCACTTTCATCAGATAAGCTCCACTGTGCAATGCGGCGCATCCTGCACCCGGCTGATGGCCCAGCGGGCGTCACGCCATAAATCACCGCTTGCTTCCGCCAGTTCCTCACCCCGCTTCACACCGGATGCCGTGGCGTCATAGTCCTGATAACGCTCGTTGAGCATGGCGCGTGCCCAGCAGTAAACCGCGTTGAAATAGTGATGAATGCGCTCACTTTTGCCGTCCAGCTGTTCCGCCGGAACCTCAGCCAGCGACACATACCCCAGCATCTGCTGACGTCTGCGAAACTCATACAGCTCTGCGTTGACCTCCGAAATTGCCGACAGCGCAACCTGCTTTAAACGCGGCTGCGTCACCGTGCCGTCAGTGCGCATGACACTGCGAAACTCCGACAGGTCCACATCAGGCCAGAACGGCGTATTTCTGATGATTTCCGCCTGTTCCGGTGCCTGTTCTGGCGCAACAAACTTCATGCTGCTTTCTCCTGAAATAAAGGGCGGTGGACGGGGTTTTGATGTGGCAGTGCCTTTCGCCACCCCGTGCCGCCCGTGCGCGGGGGCACGTTCTGTCAGCGGCTGTCATTGCGCAGTCTGCGCTCCAGCTGCTGTTTGTCTTTTTTCACGCCACAGCGGGGATCGAGCTGTAACGCATGGTTGAGATGATTAAGGGCAGACGCCGGATTGCCTTCACTCAGGACCGCGCCAATCGCTTTATGCAGACGCGCCCGTGACTGGTCCGGCATATCCAGACCGTCTGTCAGCTCCAGCGTCTGCAGCAACAGATCGACATCAAAGCCGGTGGCGGCAAGCATTGCGCTCTGTGCGGCGTCTGCCATTTCCTCTGCCAGCACGGTCTGCACGTTGCGATTACCCAGCGGCATCACCCAGCCATGACGCAGGGCATGACGCCCGATCTCCAGCGCCCCGGCATAATCTCCGGCATCAATGCGCCACAGCATCACGTACATCAGCACGTCATCCTGTTGAGCGCCTCCGGCAGCCAGGACACCCTCCGCCCAGGCGGCGTACTTCGGCAGCAGCTCCACTTTGATTTCCGCTTTTTTGACCGTGGACTGAACGCCCTTGAGACGACAGCGGTCTTCCGCCAGTTGCAGCAGCATCAGGTCATAGCCCGACGCGTGGCGAACACTGCCGCCCTCGCGGGCGGCCTGTTCAGCCTGAACGCGCAGGCGATGCTGCCGTGCGGGACTCAGGCTCATGGATTACGCTCCGGCTTCTGCTGCGGCTGCGCTGAAGTCGCCAATCTGGATGTTTTCCACCAGTGCAGCGCAGCGGTAGTCCTCAACCACATAGGCTTCGTTAACGGATTCAAAATTTTCAATCCGGTCACGTTTTGGGTTGTCGATAACCGAACGACGGCGGGTGTCTTCCTGCCAGTAGATGGACAGGTTATCCAGACGGGTGATCAGCAGCGCATTCGGCGGGAAGAACGGCGCACGCACGGCCTGCAGGCCACCCATGCGTTTCTGACTGATGATCATATCGGCAGCCAGTTTTTCACTGTTTTCCTGCTCTTTGTTGACCAGCGGGAAATACTTGTCAGACAGCAGTTCACGACCGCAAATCACAACCAGATCGTCATCGTCCTGATAGACCACGTCGATAAGCTCGTTAACGGCATCCATCACCACGGCGTCCAGGTTGGCATATTCGCCACCTTTCCCGACTTTCACCGCACCCGGTGTGGTTTCACCGCCCGTGGTGGTGCTGCCCATGACGTGATCCGGTGCATCCTCACGGATTTTCTGCAGCCAGCCTTTATTCACATCCTGCAGTAGCGGGTTTTCGCTACGGTTGGAGGTTTTCGCACGCTTCACGCCGTTAAAGCCGATCATGATGCGGTCCAGTGCCTGACGTTTCACGATGGCGTCACGGATACGCACCTGAAAATCCTGAAACTTCGCCCACAGGTCCAGCTTCGCGTAGGTCAGTACCGTGTCAAAGTTGGTCTGCTCGCATTTATATTCCACATCGACCATCAGCGTCGGATCGACAGGTTCACGCTCTTTCGCGGTGGTATCAGTGGTTCCGGCAATGGTGCTGCCAACTCCCAACCCCAGCAGCTGACCGGACTGCTCAGTCACTGGCGTGACGTTAATCAGCGTCAGGAAAGCGGCGGACTGCTGGATCTGGTCTTCCAATGTCTGCTGCACGGACGGCTCTACGGTGAACTTGCTGGACAGTTCTTCAACTGCCACACCGTTCAGACGCGCCAGTTGCTGCAGGTAAGCGTTAAAAGCAAAGCGGGTATTCTTCTTCATCAGGTTTTGTGCTCCATCAGCAATTGGTCAGAGTGTCAGCGGGGGCGTTACCGCCTGTTGCACGCTGGCGGTAGTCCTGGCGGCTGTCTTCTTGGCTCAACTTGTCCACCAGTTCGTTAAAGGCGGTCTGCTGTGCCTGCAGGGCAGTCTCCAGCTCAGACAGGCGTTCTTCCTGCTCAGACAGGGATTTTTCGGTGCGCGCACTCAGGTTCTGCTGCTCAGTGGCGACCAGTTCCACGGCCTTATGCACATCAGAGAACCGGGCATCATCGGACTGCTCTTTTTTGGTGAACAGCGCCGTGACACGGGCAAACAGGGACGGTTTGTCATCCTGGATTTCTTCCAGTTCGATCACCGTTTCCTCTGCAGCGGTAAAAAGATTGGCGGGATTCTGCTTGCGGTTTGCCAGCGGGTTATGGGCTGCACTGGCGCTGAATGTCAGCATTTCAGTGCCCAGACTGGCAGGGTCATCAGTGGCAGCCAGGCCGACCAGGTAGGCTTTGCCCGTATCAGCGAACTTCGGGCTGACTTCCATAGAGGTGAATAATTTCTGGCCTTTTTTCACCAGTTCCACCAGGGACTCCGTTGGCTCAACGTCGGCATACAGCGCCATCTTGCCTGCCAGCGGACCTTCCTTGATTTCTTCAGCAAACAGCGCTGTCACCTTGCCGTAGCGGTTAAAGGTGCTGTCCGGGAGATAAGACTTGATGTGCTCAAGGTTAATCAGCGCGGTATACACCGCCGGGTTGTAGCTGGCTGCCATCTGTTCCAGCCATTCACGCTGGATTTCGCGTCCGTCGGTGGTGGCACCTTCCACCCCGATGCGAAAACGCTTTGCTTTCACTGTCATGAGCCGTGCTCCGTTAGAAAAAACTTACTGGAGCCTTATGGTTGCGGTGATGGGGGCAGTGAAACAATGCGCGGTATTTGTACCGACAACCACACAAACCGCAGGCGGGGAAAGCCTTCATTCAAGGCTGTAGGTTTGTGCCATGAACACCACACTGACACCCGCAGATCTCGATCCCCGTCGGCAGGCCATGCTGCTGTACTTTCAGGGATACCGCGTAGCCCGCATTGCTGAAATGCTGGGCGAGAAAGTTGCAACCGTTCACAGCTGGAAAAAACGCGACAAGTGGGGTGACTATGGTCCGCTGGATCAGATGCAGCTCACCACCGCCGCACGCTACTGTCAGCTCATCATGAAGGAGCACAAAGAAGGGAAAGATTTCAAAGAGATTGACCTGCTGGCGCGCCAGTCTGAGCGCCACGCGCGGATCGGCAAGTTTAACAATGGCGGCAACGAAGCCGACTTAAACCCTAACGTCGCCAACCGCAACAAAGGCCCACGCCGCCAGCCGGAAAAGAATATTTTCACCGATGAACAAATTGAGAAGCTGGAAGAAATCTTCCATTCCTCTATGTTCAACTATCAGCGCCACTGGTGGGAAGCCGGAAAAACCAACCGCATCCGCAACCTGCTGAAGTCACGCCAGATCGGCGCGACCTTTTACTTTGCCCGTGAAGCCCTGATTGACGCCCTGCTAACCGGACGTAACCAGATTTTCCTTTCCGCCAGTAAGGCACAGGCCCACGTTTTTAAACAGTACATCATCGACTTTGCCAAAGAAGTGGAGGTGGAGCTGAAAGGCGATCCGATGGTGCTTCCCAACGGGGCCACACTGTATTTCCTCGGCACCAATGCCCGCACGGCCCAGAGTTACCACGGCAACCTGTATCTGGATGAATATTTCTGGATACCGAAATTCCAGGAGCTGCGCAAAGTGGCTTCCGGTATGGCTATTCACAAGAAATGGCGACAGACCTATTTTTCCACACCATCCAGCCTGACCCACAGTGCTTATCCGTTCTGGTCCGGTGCGCTGTTCAACCGTGGGCGCAACAAAGCCGATAAGGTGGACATCGACCTGTCCCACAGCAATCTGGCTCCCGGCCTGCTGTGTGCAGACGGGCAATACCGCCAGATAGTCACCGTGGAAGATGCGGTGCGCGGCGGCTGTAACCTATTCGACCTCGACCAGCTGCGCATGGAGTACAGCCCGGACGAATACCAGAACCTGCTGATGTGCGAGTTTGTGGACGATCTCGCGTCCGTGTTCCCGCTCAGCGAGCTGCAGGCGTGCATGGTGGACAGCTGGGAAGTCTGGACCGACTTTCATGCACTGGCCCTGCGCCCATTTGGCTGGCGCGAAGTGTGGATCGGTTATGACCCGGCAAAAGGTACGCAAAACGGCGACAGCGCCGGATGCGTGGTGGTGGCACCGCCAGCCGTGCCGGGCGGTAAGTTCCGCATTCTTGAGCGTCACCAGTGGCGCGGGATGGACTTCCGCGCCCAGGCTGACGCAATCAAAAAACTGACCGAGCAGTACAACGTGACCTACATCGGCATCGACTCAACCGGCGTTGGCCACGGGGTTTACGAGAACGTGAAAGCGTTCTTTCCTGCCGTCCGGGAGTTTGTCTACAACCCCAACGTTAAAAACGCCCTGGTACTCAAGGCCTACGACATTATCAGCCACCGCCGTCTGGAGTTTGACGCCGGACATACCGACATTGCGCAGTCATTTATGGCAATCCGTCGCGCCACCACCGCCAGTGGCAACCGCCCGACCTATGAAGCCAGCCGCAGCGAAGAAGCCAGCCACGCCGATCTGGCATGGGCAACGATGCACGCACTGTTTAACGAACCGCTGCAGGGCGAATCCGCCAATACCAGCAATATTGTGGAGATTTTTTGATGGGAAAGAGTAAGAAGAACCGAGCTGCGGCGACGAAACAGATCCAGCTTAAAAGTCAAACTACAGCCGAAGCATTCAGCTTCGGCGATCCCGTTCCTGTTCTGGACCGCCGTGAACTGCTGGACTATGTGGAATGCGTACAGATGGACCGTTGGTATGAGCCGCCCGTCAGCTTTGACGGACTGGCGCGCACCTTCCGCGCCGCCGTGCATCACAGTTCCCCGATTGCAGTAAAGTGCAACATTCTGACCAGTACCTATATCCCTCATCCGCTGCTCAGCCAGCAGGCTTTTTCACGTTTTGTGCAGGACTATCTGGTATTTGGTAACGCCTACCTGGAGAAACGCACGAACTGCTTCGGTGAAGTTATAGCCCTTGAGCCTGCTCTGGCAAAATACACCCGACGCGGGTTAGACCTGGATACCTACTGGTTTGTGCAATACGGTATGACAACCCAGCCGTATCAGTTCACGAAAGGCAGCATTTTTCATCTGATGGAGCCGGACATCAACCAGGAGATCTACGGCCTGCCCGGTTATCTTTCTGCCATTCCGTCCGCCCTGCTCAACGAGTCCGCCACGCTGTTCCGCCGCAAGTATTACATTAACGGCAGTCATGCAGGCTTCATCATGTACATGACCGATGCCGCGCAGAACCAGGAGGATGTGAACAACCTCCGCAATGCGATGAAAAGCGCCAAAGGCCCTGGCAACTTCCGCAATCTGTTTATGTACTCGCCTAACGGCAAAAAGGACGGACTTCAGATTATCCCGTTGTCAGAAGTCGCAGCGAAGGATGAGTTTCTGAATATCAAGAACGTGAGCCGTGATGACATGATGGCTGCGCACCGTGTACCGCCACAAATGATGGGGATAATGCCTAATAATGTTGGGGGATTTGGGGATGTAGAGAAAGCGAGCCTCGTCTTTGTCCGCAATGAGCTGATGCCATTGCAGAAACGACTGCAGGAACTGAATGATTGGGCCGGAGATGAAATTATTTCATTCGCACCATATGTTTTAGGGACATATTAATACTAAGCCGCTCTTGAGAGCGGCTTGCATCATTTTATAAAATCAAGGTTATCGGCGTTCATCATACTTTCAAAACCAGTCCCCATACGTCCATATCTAACCCCTGAATTATGCATACTCTGAGCGCCGGCCTTAACCTTCAATTTGATCTCTTGCGCTGACGCTATCCCGGCAATCATTGCTAAATATTCAAAATACTTATGCTGTGTCGCTCTTAAAAATAGTTCAGGTCTATAATTATAACTCGCATAATGAATAGTGCATGGATACCAATAGACACCATCATTACAAAATGAATAAAAAAGAACTAGCACATCAGCCTGCATAAGATCAGAAAAGGTAATATCTTCCCTATCTGCATTTCTTTTAATTAGCTCTGCAACTGGAGAGTAATACCTTATATCTTCTTCAAAACCTGCCTGTAGCGTTTCAGAATCAGCTAAGAAAGCGCTAATTGACACGAGTCTATGTTCCGGTGGTAACTGCCTATCACCAGAAAGGAATCTGGCAGATAAAATCGCACGTACTAATTGAAACTTCTCTAATCTAATCAATATAGCAACTGAATATAAGAAAATTTCGTATGCAAATACCTTTTGTGCATCATACCAGTTTAATTGCCATGAACTGACATCGCTAGGAGCTTCGGTTAGTAACAGAACTTTTTCAAAGAACTTTACTAGTTCTGTTGAAAATTCATCCTGCATCGTAAACTCTGCCTCAAGAGTTATCCATTCACACACATAATCCCTGATAGGCTTCATGGCAGCAACGTCGCTAATTATTTTCCTACCCATGCTTTGTAAATCATTTTGCTCTGGGCGAGCTCGGATTCTCATCCCGTCAAGGTACTTGACTACTGAATCAACGAAATCACGCCGATAATAACTAACACCTGCCCTATTTTGCAAAACAGCTTGTTTCAAGCTATTAAATTTTGCGTGTGGTTCACTCACCGGATCATATTGCCCACTATCTAAATAACTTGGTCTTTTTCCAAGCTTAGGTTTTATATCTGCTGGTTTTCCATTAAGCAGCCTTACTAACCGTTCCCAATTTTGATTTTCTTTTTCTGGTGTTGAAAGGTCAATCCATATTAGCGAACTCATAAAAACAGGAAGACAAGGTTCTGAATTCTCATCAAATTCACAAACAATAGGTATAAATTTTGATTGTTCGACTTTTGTGTAGACTTGTTGAGAGATGATCTGGGATTCTGTGCCAACCCCACTTTGTTTGTTATCAGCTTTTTTTGCGTAAACTGAATCACACATCACAAGCACATTGGTGATACTTTTATCAACAATCATTTTTTCCATGAATGCGTTTTTATCATTGCCCTCCTTCAAATCATATATGTCAATGACAACATCCACTCCATCACTCAAAAGTCTATCAGCTATTGCTTTAACTCTTTCCTTATGAGCTGGGCTACTCCAACTATATGATATAAAAACTTTTGGCGTCATACTCAGTCCTTATCGAATTTATTAGGTACTTGAGCACAAGTTACTGCTCACAGAGTTTTTCAGCAAGTTCTGTTCGCATCGGCAACACCTGCGCTATTAGCTGCTCAGCAGCATTCTGCAGAGTGCTCTCCTTTTACCTGCAATTTAGACAGAAGTTGTCAACGTACCGGAGATTGCGCCGGATTTTCGCCATTTAACCCCGTTGCGCGCGCTCGTATCCCCGCCACGCCTGCCCGCTTTATGTAGTAGTTTTCATGCAGGTGCATGATCTACGCAAAAGCCCGCCAGTTCTGGCGGACCTTAGCAAAAACGATCCTCAAACGATCATGCGATCTCATGCGGCATAGTCATGTACTGCCAAAGGAAGTGCAAATCCGTATCTGAATGACCACTTGAAAAACGAAACATACGGTTTTACAAAGAAGAAAGTCCGCAACGAGCGAGGATCGAAAGTTGGCAATTATTCTCACAACTGATTGAGCCTTACCCAAAATCCTGCGCCATTCAGAAACAGAATTCCGGCATGATTTTTTTCCAGCAAGAGGGAACATACGAAGACACTATGGAACTTGTGGCAAAAGAGTCCGAAAGAAAATAGGGGCTTCATGTCAGTTTGTGATCCTAGCAAATATTGCCCTCCTACTGAGAGGGCTATGATATGACATAAATTTGTTTTAGTTCGCCATATAGATCAATTAATTCCAGTATCACCACTCTTTATTTTTTCTATTATATGCCTAACATCTCGAATACTTTTCATCTGTTCTCCTCTGCCAAAGAAATGAAGAAACTCAATCCATATGTGCCTGTAAGGGATGGACTTAATTAGCCATACCACATTGAGTATTGTAATAATCCAGAACATAGCTTCCCAGACATGTGCGCTAAGGATAAATTCCTTAAAATTTGTTGTTAACATAGTTACTGCAAGCGTAACTAAGATACCAAGCGGAGTAGTCCATTTATTTAAACTTGTTATTCTACCAAGGCAATTCGTCAGTATTATATGCAACTTATCATCGCTAATAACTATAACTTCAACTTTAGTCTGTCTAACTATTTTATCAGTAAAATCCCCGTCCTCATTAATAATAACTTGCGAGGGTGTTACTGCAGGAGATTTTTCACCATTCACCGTAGAGTTAAAAGTACTACCCCCCATTTTCGTCTTCCTTTGGTAATAGTTCTAGAATGCCCAAAGAATGAGAAGTTAAGGCTCCACAGTTTTCACAAAAAACATGTAACACAGGCAGAGAGGCTCCTCCAACAATCACACTACCTATCATATTTGGATCATTAACTAATGAATAGGAAGTCACTCCATCAACAATTCCAAATGACTTATTCCCACATCTATGGCATGGTAATAAAGCATTTTTTTCTGTTAGTTTTTTTATGGCCTGCTGTTTATCAAAAATCGCCATTATTCACACCGTCCATTTTTAGTCTATAATTTTAGCTTTTGCCATTCCCTCCATAGGTTTATGGCTCCATATTTATCTCACGATTTAAATTTAGTGGTCTAACACCTCCTGCCACCTTATTTTTTCTCTGCTCCCTCTTATAGATTGAATAATTGAAGCATACATTTTAGCATCTATTCATCAAATCCAAGAACTGTAGAATTATTGTGCGTCTACTTAACAACCCTTTTTTCAATACTACTGGCCTTATTATACTCTAGGAGTACTGCAAAATACATGTTATATGTGCTAATGTGTTTGTAGCATACTTGCAAGCACTAGCCAAGCTCCGGCCTACCCTAGCGGATAGCACGGCATGCCGACTTAAGCGTTTCTTCTAACAAGAAACAGTTTAGGCCTAAACTCAAGCGGCCACTATTTCTTTATCGTTCGCAGCGTTGGGTCGAAAATTTCCGAGATGCTCCCCATTGGGTAAGACAACAGCTGTAACAACTTCCGCCTCTGGCACAAAGCGAACGAGCACTTATCAAAATGCCCCCCACCTTACGCCTCGTTTCACTCGTTGCCAAAACCAGCCCCCATCAGAATGAATCCTCCTGGGGGCAACATTTCTTAATGCAGCCAGCTGTCGTCTTCCCACACCTTCTGCATAATTTTCATCACTTGTTTTCTTTCTTCGTCCAGTTGCAGTCCGGTCAGTTCCACACCGTTAGAGCTACCTTTGCGGATACGAATTACCGTTTTGGGATACAGGGGGCGCAGACTGCGGTAAAGCTCGGATTCAAGGGCGTCCAGGGTAGACTGGCTAATTTTCTGCTCTTTATCGATCATTATTTCAATGCGCATAAAAGTCACCTCAGCTGATGACATCCATTGAGCGGTTGTATTCGTGGCTTCTGATTTTTGCCATGAGTTCATCAGTCAATTCAGAAACCCACTGCAGAGCCAGCCCCTTCTCTTCATCACTACACTCACTAGCCGCTACAAGCTTAAGAAAAAAATCAATGCGCTGGAGCTTCAAAGACTCCAAAAAATAGTCCTGCATTTTTCCTCCTATGACACCACAAGCAATACTGTACACATAACCACTGTTTATATTTACAGTATATAATAATCTTACTGATGTAAAACGTTTTTTTACGTTCATCAGCCTGATATGCCTGGTATTATTAAGAGCACGAATTGTTAACCCGCGTAATTAATACAGATCCCGCCACTTATCATCTTCCTGCAAACGCTGGTTCCGATAGAAGATACGCAGGCCTGCTCCTGATGGAATACTGCCGCCGCGAAGGAGTAAATCGACCTCTTTCTCGCTGCCATCAAATCCCCTGGACTTCAGTTCATACACGAGCTGCTGTCGCTGATGATCTGTAATTCGCTGTTTGTAGTCTTTACGCCGTTTCGGTTTCACCAGGCGTAACCTTGCTGCCAGTTCCCGGCGCTCTTTTTTGCTCATACTGTGCAGGTAATCGTGCAACTCCTTGTCATCCATACGGGTGATATCCGTTCTGGTATCTCCATCAGCTGATTTGTCTTTCCCTTGTTGGTACAAATTTTCAGCAAGGGGACAGTTATTGCCACGAGTCCAAGGGGCGCAAGCGCCCTGGTCGGCTGCCGCCTCCTGAATGTCAACGGCCTTACGAACCATTTTCCACTTCACCGCATGAGTGCAGATCTTGCCCTCTGCAATGGGTGACCAGATGCCATAAATACGAATGCCGTGATCGCCATAGGCGGTCGGCTCTTCGTTGATTTCATAAGCGGTTCTGATGAGGTGATATTTGCGGGGAACCAGTACGCCGCCCTGCTTCATGATGTAGGTGGCAAAACAACCAGCATCAGCAGCAGCCAGGATGGCATCAAGACGCGGGTTATCCAGTACCGGCGCACCTGCTTTTTTGTCCCCCTGTTGCCTTGCCGCCTGACCAGCCAGCAATCGCAGTTCACGGTAAGCCTGACGCCCCGGAATGCCAAAGAAGCGGAATTGCTGAACACGATGCAGAGACGCCCAGGCATTAACGTATTCAGCGTTATCACGCAGGGATTTACCCGTTTCCTTGCTGATCTCGCCAGCCAGACCACGCCCGTCAATGTTCTTACTGATGTATTTCGCGATGTAGCTTGTTGGCGTACCTTTGCGCGGGTTTATCAGCTCAGACTTAAAGCGTGGTCCCGTGTTATTACCCAGCTCCTCGCGGTCTTCACGAATGGCAAACTTACGCAACAAAGCAGTAATGGCGCGGCGATCTTTTTTGCGCATAAAACACAACAGGTGCCAGTGAACTGTACCGTCATGATGCGGCTCAGCCACCCGCACGCCATACCAGCGCAATCCGGCTTTGTGCATCGCCTTACGAAATGCAGCAAACATACCGACCAGATAATCACTGCTTTGTCTTACCGTCGCATTTGTCCAGGTCGGGTTGGGCCTGCCGTTATTTAGCGTGGAATGGAAACGTGACGGACAGGTGATGGTGTAGAAAACGGCGCAGTCACCGCGCATTTCCGCGATAAGCTCCAGACCTTTAACACAGGCCATCATCTCATTGCGGCGATGCGCAGGGTTGCTGCTGCTGGCGTTTACCACGTCTTCCATATCCAGCGTGTCGCCGTCTTCGTTCACCAGTTCATGAGAACGGAAAAACTCCAGCGACTTACGGCGCTGCTCACGTTTATGCATCACGGCTTCATAGCTGACATAGGGAGATGCTTTTTTGCTGACCAGGCAAACAGCACGCAACTGCTCTTCCCGCCATTCGCAACGCATCTTCCATAATTTCCGATACCACCAGTCGGCGCATAACATACGCGCCAGCGAACCCGGAATGAGTTCATAAGGCACGGGTTTACGGCGGTTTCTTTTCCGACGGAGTTGCTCAAACGCAGGCGGGATAACATCCAGACGCAGGGTTTCCGCTGCCACCTTTTCCCATGTCTTGCGGATTTCTTCTGGCTTAACGTCATCGGTGGCATACAAATCACCACAAGCTGCATCAAGGCACATGCTCATATGCGCGGCGACAAGGGTAGACAGGCGCTTCACCTGATCCTGACTCATTTCAGGCAGGATCAGCAGGCCGTCCAGCCCTTCATGGCTTGCCATAAAGCGAAAAGAAGTGGATAGCTGACAGTCGCGTACATGCTCCAGTCGTTCCAGACATGGCTTAATCGTCTCACGCAAATAGCGGGAATAAGCCTTTGGCCTGCCCAGGCTGCTGAAGTATTCAATACGTTGCATCAGCGGCTTGCTGATATGGGAAGGCTGGGCATTGACGTCCGCCAGAATGACCATATCTGGATTAAAACGCTGCTGCTCATGCGCCAGCTTTGCCCGGCTAATGAGCTTATCCTGCTCCATTTCGCGGTGGACAGGATCACGGGATTCATTAAAGAAATAACGCTCCCAGACCTGATCACTCAGTGCCTCGCGACGCAGTTGTTCCTGCTCGTTATCGACAGCGTACAGAGTGATCAGGTTTGAAAGCGCAGAAACCGGCGCAACTTCCGCCGGGTCCAGATAAGGGTTAATAGACTTTTTCGGGCTGTTCCATGAGAATGCTGCGGCGGCCTCGTTAAAGCCGCTGCAGTTGTTCATATCAGCATGGCTCATGCACGCACTCCGTACACGGCAGAACTATCCACGCCACGCGAAGGATCAAATCCCACCCAGCAGCGCGCCCCAGAAACAGCGATGATTTCTGTTGCAGATTTACTCTCACCAGCTGCTACGCCGATGCTGCGTTTTGCCTTGATGTAGTGGTGAGTAAAATTGCGATACAGCGAACGGATCAGGGATGTGTCACTGTTAGAAACAATGACCGGATGTCCTTCTGATGACCGATGTTCAAGAACGGATGCCAGGTGATAATGGTCATCTTCAGTGAAGCCGTCAGTGTGATAACCGGAAAACGTGCCGTCATACGGCGGATCGCAATACACCACATCCCCCGCCTTCAACATCGCCAGCGTTTCATCAAAGCTGGCGCAGATAAACGTTGCCCGCTGGGCTTTTTCTGCAAATGCGCGAATTTCTTTTTCAGGGAAATACGGATTTTTATAATTACCGTAGGGAATGTTGAAATGCCCGCTCTTGTTATAGCGACATAAACCACGGTAACCGTGACGATTGAGATACAGGAAATATACCGCTTTCATGAAATCAGTAATTTCAGTTGAGTAATTAAACTCCTGCCTTATGTTGTAATAAGCCACCTCCCTGTTTGCTTCCTTAAATAAAACTCTGGCGCGAGATATAAACGATTCACAATCAGCGGCAACCTTTTTATAGAGGTTGATTAAATCAGGATTAATATCCGCAACCAGATAGCTTGGATAATCCGTCGCCATCATCACAGCACAGGAACCCGCGAAAGGTTCAACCAGTCGCGGGCCAGCAGGAAGGTGTTTTTTCAGTTCGGACATAATTGCGGTTTTATTTCCCGCCCATTTCAGGATGGTGCTCATACAGCACCTCCGTTGTAATGTTTGCCTTTCAGCTCTGCGATTTCCTGACAGGTAATGCAAAGCTGCACACCTGGAATGGCGCGGCGGCGTGCTGGCGGAATTGGCGCTTCACACTCAATGCAAAGCACGCGGGACACGCCCGGCGTTTTGGCACGGGCAGCACGGATATGGCGCTGGAGTTCTTCTTCAACGCGCTGCTGTACGAGATCCATTGCATCAGCCATTAGTGGATCTCCTGCGCTTCGTTCTGGATTGCTTCAGCAGTTACACGCAGTAGTTCTGCTGCTTCGACGTGGTTTAGCTGGCGGGATGTGATATGACACGCCAGGCTATCAAGGCGAGCTGCCATTGCTTCAGCCCTTGCCCGGCGTTCTTCCAGACGAGCCTCTGTCAGTAAAATATTAAGCCCTGCATCATCCGGTCCGGTTTTAGTCGTGAGGGTTTCAATATTACGCATAATCAATTCTCCTGAATTTAGATAAAGGGATACCCGGCGGGTTTACGCCATTAATTTCATTAGTTGGTTAATTCGGCATGGTTAGCCGTCTGGGAAATAAGCTCACCACTGCACGAAAATGATTCATTGCTTTAATCAACTCCCGCTTTTCGTCAGTGGTCAGCTCATTAATGCTGATGCTATGACGTTCAGCTGGAATTTTTGCCATAAAGAATATAGCAGCCAGTGCCCGTTTATTTTGTTCGTTATTGATATCCCGTGGATCACGCATATCTTTAATAAACCGCTCAAGCTCTGACTCAATATTCAGGCCAAAAACTTTCGCCCTTAGCTCCGCAATGTGATTAAGTCCATTCAGGCGTTCACCGGGGCTTAATGGAACAGTCGCCGCAGCGCCATTAATTGCCATAATTCATATCCCCAAAACGCAACTATCGTTGTTTGTTATTACGGTAACGTTCAAGAGGAGATACATTTTTTCGTATCGTCTCTTTAACCTGCTCTCCCCGTAAAAACGTCCCATCTTTTAGCGTGAAAAAGTAACTGCCATCGCCCGACAACGACGGATAACAACAGAGCAAATCATCTTCAGGTACTGAATAACTCTCCCCTCTGTAACGAAACTGATAAACCACTTCACCTTCCGCTGCATACATTTTGACTTTCTCCGTTTCCTCGTGGTCAATTCAGACAGCAATTCATCTTGTGAATGACATGGATGCCAGCGTTTTCCATCCTCACCCATGATCCAGCCGTGACCGTAGTGCATTGCCGGGCTTTGCTTTACCAGCAGCGATGCAAATGATGGTTCTTTCGTCAGCATAAGTACCTCACAGCAAACCGAATGAAGCACCGAGGCCAGTCACGGTATCAACTGCACTCGCCATCGCAGGGTTAGCCTGTAAACGGGCCTGCAATGAAACAGCAGCCAACGCCATCAGTCGTGTTACAGAGTTAATGCTGCTGATAGCATCACGACGACCTGCACTGGTTTTTACATCGCCAGATACCGCACCTGCAGCAACACGCCCGATCTCTGCGGTTGCACTCATGACGTAATGTGGCAGTTTCTCTTTTGCCACCTCATTAATCGGTACACATGGCAGACAATGAATCTGTGCCAGAAAACCGTCTACCAGCGTTGAATCTTCAGTCAGATCGGTAAGTAGCCAGATATCTGGTGCGGTTAATAAATGAGGTTGAGCTGGGTTCAGCTTGTTCCGCAGAATCTGCACATTCATGCCTGCACGTTCTGCCAGTTGCACCAGGTTGTGGCGCAGTGCGAATGCACGACAGGCTTCATCAAAATGTGGATGTTTGGAAACTTGGTAATCAAACATGGTCGACACCCCTGATGTATCCCAAAATGGAACTAGTTGAATACAACATTGCAATCAGTAAGTGCATCAACGGTAAGAGCAGCAAGGTTGATCATCACCTTTTCTCTTTTCTTGTCTTTCCGAAGGCGATGCCGAGGGATGCGACCGTCAGCCAGCATATCGTTAATTGTGTCGATTGAAAGACCAGTAAGTTCGCTATAACGCTCAATTGTGACATGTGGCGTATTCAGAGTTATTGAAATGTTAGGGGTCATGATGCAACATCTCCTATTGGCTTGTGGTGAGCCGGTTTGAATTGTGACCAGAACTTCACAAAACGGAGATTAGGATCTCATAACGGTTATGTCAACTCAAAAAAACACATTTCGCCATGTTAGCGAGAGTCTAAAAACTTCAATAATGCAAAACCGTGGGGGACAGAAAGTAATTGAGCGTATACTTGTTGCGTATGGTTTTACTTCGCGGCAAGCATTTTGCAATCATCTGGGTATCTCACAAAGCACGATGGCTAACAGGTATGCTCGTGACACATTTCCTGCTGACTGGGTGATAATTTGCAGTATAGAGACCGGCGCATCTATCGACTGGTTGGCATCAGGAATCAGCTGTGAATCACCCTCAGTTTTATTAAATGATGAACGTTTAGCCCATACCAAATCTGATGACCCGGATAGAACTAACTCAACAGTCCAAAAGTTCCCAATCGAGACCAGCATAAATCCTAATAAAGGAGGGAAGGCGGCAATTGATCGCTTAGTCGCAGCCTACGGCTTTAGCACCCGACAAGCCCTAGCAAACCATTTGCAGGTTTCAAAAAGCACTGTAGCAAACAGGTACTTACGAGACACGTTTCCTAGCGATTGGATCATTCAATGCGCTCTTGAAACAGGAGCTTCATTACTCTGGCTCACAAACGGCAATGGCCCCAAATTTTTCGATAATTCCAGCTCTGTAGCCCAACTTAAACACCAAACAATCATTGACGGTAAATTACATGATGAAGGCTACTTAGCATTTGACAAGACGCTTATACCTTCCGGATTGAAAAAACCGATTGGAGTTACCGCAGAAGGAAAAACCTTTATTGCAGATACAGAATATGATGATGTTTCAGATGGTAGTTGGTTGATTGAGATTGAAGGTAAAGTAAGTTTAAGAAAATTAACAAGAATTCCAGTTGGAAAAGTAAAAATCACATCAGATACAACTGATTTTGTTTGTAAGCTTGAAGACATTACAACCATCGCAAAATGTTGTTGCGTTTTTTCAAAGGAAATTTAAAGGAACATACATGAATTCTGAAAATAAAAAAAATGAAAACATCGATTATGTTGAAAAAGTTAATTGCGAATGGAAAGATCTTTATAATATTTTAAATGAAAATCCGCATAAATTTAATGAAAATGAGCGCGCCTACTTAATCGACTTATTAAAAAAAGGTGAAATTGATAAATTCAGAGAATACTACTGGAAATTAACCCAGCAAGAAAAAATGAACTACAGCGATAAAGTTGGAGATATTTTTATTAATGAAAACAACAAGATAGATGAATTAATAAAAGAACAAAAACATCTTCGAGAGATAATGCGATCATATACCAAACGTTTATTGGAGGCTGAAGAGTCCAAAGCTACGTTACATCTTCGGAATGAAAATTTAGAAAAACTAAATTCTGAAAAAGAAGCAATTATTGAGCAAGCCGTATCTAGAATAAAGCAACTTGAAGCATCTAACAGCGAATTACAAAGCCGAGTACAACAAGAAAGGATTGATGAGAAAATACCAGGATATGTCGATAGCGTTAAAAGTGAACTAAGTTCAGATGACTTATATTTCATTAAAATGTCGCAAGTATGGGCTTTTACTGGCTGCATTTTCGGGCTACTTGCTGTATGTGCATCATTTTATACACTCTACGCCACAATTGACTTCAACAATGTTAAAGGCTTTGAGCTATTTTATTTTTTCACACGTGGTTTAATTGGTATTTCCATTCTTTCTTGGCTAGCATATATTTGCCTTGGAAACTCTAAAAAATATACCCATGAATCAATTTTGAGAAAAGATAGAAGACATGCACTAATGTTTGGGCAAGTATTCCTGCAAATTTATGGTTCCACGTCAACAAAAGAAGATGCTGTGTTAGTCTTTAAAGACTGGAATATGTCTGGTAACTCTGCATTTTCTGACAAAACAGAACTCCCTCCGGGAATCCAATCTTTATGGGATTCAACCAAAGAAAAACTAAAGCCAAGTACCGCTGAAAAAGCACAGGAGTAAGGCCAATGTTTATTTCATCCTAAACATACATTGATAACTGTTTAAATATACAGTTAAATTTAGCCCTCTGATATGAGGGCTTTTTATGGCAGTACGAAAACTAACCACAGGGAAATGGCTTTGCGAATGTTACCCCGCCGGACGTAGCGGACGCCGTGTGCGTAAACAATTCGCCACCAAAGGCGAAGCACTGGCCTTCGAGCGATACACCATGGGGGAAATAGAAGCAAAGCCCTGGCTGGGCGAATCAGTGGATCGTCGGACACTGAAAGATATGGTTGAGCTATGGTTCAAATTACATGGCAAATCTCTTACTGCCGGACAGCATGTCTACAACAAGCTGCTGTTGATGGTTGACGCCTTGGGAAATCCCCTTGCAACTGATCTCACCTCAAAAATGTTTGCTCACTATCGCGATAAACGCCTTACTGGTGAAATCTACTTCAGTGAAAAATGGAAGAAAGGAGCAAGCCCAGTTACTGTTAACCTGGAGCAAAGCCATCTAAGCAGCGTTTTCAGAGAACTTTCCCGCCTGGGTGAATGGACACTTCCAAACCCATTAGAGAAGATGCGCAAATTCACTATCGCAGAAAAGGAAATGGCATGGCTTACACATGAGCAGATTATCGAATTACTGTCTGACTGCAAACGTCAGAACCCAATTCTGGCACTGGTGGTAAAAATATGTCTAAGTACAGGTGCACGTTGGCGAGAAGCAATCAATCTTACTCGCTCACAGGTCACCAAGTACCGAATCACCTTTGTGAGAACGAAGGGTAAGAAAAACAGAAGCATCCCTATCAGTAAAGAGCTTTATGAAGAGATCATGGCGCTCGATGGGTTCAATTTCTTCACAGACTGCTATTTTCAATTTTTATCCGTGATGGAAAAAACGTCTATCGTTCTCCCTCGCGGTCAACTGACACACGTTCTGCGCCATACGTTTGCGGCGCACTTCATGATGTCGGGTGGAAACATCTTGGCCTTACAAAAAATTCTCGGACATCACGATATAAAAATGACTATGCGTTATGCGCATCTGGCACCGGATCATTTGGAAACGGCGCTCCGTTTCAATCCACTGGCAACGTTACCAAATGGCGACAAAGTGGCGGCAGCGGTTGGCATTACCCCGTAA